CTACTAAAATCAAATTCGGGTTCAGGTCTTCCAAGAAAATAACCCTTCATTAACATCTTAATGCAATCGGCCCATCCCTCAATACTATCGCCAACCAAATAACGCCTTCTCTTGGTAGGTTTAGTAACTGGAGGAAGCTTTTCTACATGATGTCTCTGTACCGAATAACCTACGCCAGTTCCACCTAACAACAAAAACATTACTTCACTAAACGCTCTATAGTCATCTATAGGCAAATACGCACAATTATATATGCGAGAAGGTGTTTGTTTTATTGCTCCACCTGCAAATTGTAAAGAACGCATAGATGGTAAAACTTTCTTATCATACACTAACTCATAAGCCTTTTCTATAGTTGACTTAAGAGTAGGAAAGTTGGCGATGTGCATATCACGATTACGTGTTATTAACTCCTTCCATGTTTCACGCCGTTGTTCAGTAGGTAGGTATCTTGCATATTTCATATGCACAGTAATTTCTGATAAAATTTGTTGGCTTATATCCAATGTCACTCTCCGTCTGTTGATGTTTTTACATTCTTTGCGCTTTCATATCCGTCCTTAAAAAATCCTTTTCCAAAACTAATTCCTACTGGCGAAATAACTCTATTTACTTTTTTACTTTTACACTTAGGGCATGATTGTTTTTTATATTTATCATACTCCGATACCATACATTTGATTTCAAAATCGTGATCACATTTTCCACATTTAAACTCATAGACCATCAAACACTCCTTTTGCCGCTTTTCTCTACACGATGTATAAATTCGGTTTCACCATTATCATAAGCCAACAACACTTCATATTCAATTTCCTCATTAGTCATTACTGATTCTGAAGAAAGCATTTCATTAGCGATTCTAATTACATCATCTCTCTTTGTTTTTTCTCTAGTAGCAGAATAGACATGGGTTATTTGAGTATCTTGATGCCCCCATCGCCGTGTTTTAGTTATAGTAAACCTTTCCATACCTTACCTACACTTCCTCTTTAAAAGAGCGATACAAAGATCTCATCTTATCGCCACCGTTCAACATATTATTTACTTTATCACCTACCGAAAAACCAGCCGTTTGATCGTCATTCAAATCAATAAAAGCACGAGCGGGGTCCATATCAATATTGTAATTAACATTAGCTTGACCCATACGGTTTTTACCAATGTGAAACTTTCTTTGAGAAAATGTGCCAAAGAAATCTACGACCATCGCCTTATTAATAGCTTCACCAACCTTATCAATCGTGATAATATCGTCATTGAAACCTTCTCTATTACTTTGAGTTGCTGTCCAAATCGGTAGCTTCATCTCCATAGACAAGGCACGAAGATCTTCAAAAATACTTTCAAGCTCAAATCGTTTTTGATCATATCCTCGGCGGCTCTTCATCAAATCACCATAATCAATAATAATAAGATCAGGCTCAAATCCATTTGATAGGAGCCTTCCCATATGAAACTTGATAGTATTAATTGTTGCAACCTTCGGCGGATACTCCTTAATAAACAATTGGCCGCCATCAAAACGAGCTAATTGAGCCTCACCTTCTACCATACGACTACGTATTTCTTTTGTGGGAATGCCGGTAATGCGGCTATCATAACGATTACCGACATGGGTTTCACTCAACTCAAATGTATAATGGATAACATTTTTGCCAGCGGCTAATGCACCGTATCCAAGATTAACCAAGAAAAATGATTTACCGCCACCGGTAGGTGCCATCACCACACCCAACTCACCATTCGCTAAACCACCATCTAAAACTTCATTAGCGTCCAACAATGGAAACCCTGTTGGAATACAAGATCGCGCATGAACTTGCTGACGAGACTTGAACGAATCAAAATAATCATGGCCCATATCTTGTTCCGTACTAATCTTCAAACTATCTTCAATAGTTTTTTGTATCTCTTCAAACTTACCTTCCTTCAACAATTCTACTGATTGCAGAATTGCACCCTTCATGGATTGATTTTTACAAAACTCTAAGGACTTATCCTTTGCATACTCAATCTCTTGACGATTAACTTTTGTCTCAATATCTAACAATACGTTAATAGTAGACTCTTTTAACTCGCCTTCGGGATACTGCGAAATTTCTGTTTTCAATATATCATACGAAGGTGGGCCATTATACTTGTTAAACAGCTTTCTTATCTCTAACCACAATGCTTTATGGGCTTCGGATGTAAAATACTCTTCTTTTAATACTTCAAAACTCTTTTCAAAAAACTCCCTATCTATCAGTGCCGCTTGTAATACGCAGTTCTGAAAGTTAGTTCCAAAAGACTTAAAAGAATCAACATCGGTATACGCCATTTTATCTTTCTCCTACAGGGTTATCGGTTCGCGAGAAACCGACATGAACGATGAAATCCAATTATCAATATTGGATGGTGCCATATTTTCGTCCATCAACTTAAGACGAAGTTGGTAAGAATTAAACTTCAACTCTTTATTTTCATAACTTTTTTCCAACGCCTGAATAGATTGTATGTTAACATCTATATCTAACAACTGAACTATCTCATAATTTCTTTTCAATAGCTCAGCACTATCAACATACTTCTCATACTTACTATTTTTTTGTTGACCTGCGTATTCTAAAAGGTTACTCACATCAGCACTTTCCTTCTCATAAAACAATGGAAAATCACGCTTTAAACTCTTCTCTCCCACACCATTGATGCCACCGATGTTATCACTCTTATCACCGACAACTGCCTTTAGAAGGGCATAATTAGGTGGAAAAACACCCTCTTTTTCCATCATCCAATCAATGTCTATCAGTTCACCTTTTGGATGCTCTTTTGTTTTCACAGGGCGAAAGATAGCCGTCCTCTCATCAACCAATTGAAAAAAATCTCTATCGGTTGACACTATAATCTTTGCATCGTTTTTAAAAAAGTTTCTACAAGAATAAGCAATTTGATCGTCTGCTTCCAAATATTGAACTGCTGGTTGATAGACAGGTAGCTCGTCTAAACACTCTTTGAGTAAGTGCAGTTGTCTCGCAAAAGATTCTTTCTCATCTTCTTGCGAATATTCAAAATGCCTATTTAATCCTCTAAACTTTCTGCCTTCTTTATATTCTTTGAGCGTCTTTCTACGGCGCTCTGAAGAACCTTTACCTTCCCAAACTACAGAAACAATGTCGGGTCCATGCTTTTTTATTTGCGATTGTAGGCTGTTTAATGTGCCATAAACGCCGCCTACATGATCACCATCATCATTTGTCAACCTTACTGCTGAAAAATTCCTAACAAACATATTCATCAAATCAATCAATAAAACCTTTTTCATATTTTTACCATACCACCATATTGGTTAAGAGTCTTTTTGTAATCACTCTATATAATATAAGAAAATCTTTCCAAGTTGTCAAGCTTTTTCTTTGTTCAACTAAGGATTCTTTTTCTCTTATTTTAGCCAGCTTAATAGCCCATCTTTGTTGCCTTAAACTGCTTAATTTATGACCGCCGCTAAACCAAACAGAATTTTCAACAAAGGACCAAAGCCAAATCCTAATTGTGATCAACATAATAAAAACCTTTAATTAATATCAGTGACTCGTCATCGTTTTCATTCTCCATCTTTCTATCTCCGCGTTGGTGTTGGTGCCTTTCTAAGTCTTGGATCAGTGCGCTTTTGCCAAACTATTTTTGATTCTTCTACATCCCTACTGGTCTGCGTGTTTTTAACTTCAACCTTAATGCTTTGTTGTGACGGTGTTTGGGGTACGGGTTGCTGCGGAGCGTCATATATGTGATAATGATCAGAGGAATTATAACTACTGTGATAACGAGGAAGAATGCCGTAATACCCATTATGACCATATACATAAGGGTCGTATGTTCTGCGGCCATAATATCTGTTAACCATTGGATAGGGTTCATCAACTTTATCCTGTTTATCTATGTTATGAATATCTACTTTAGGTTTAGGATTTACTTTAAGAGGATCGCTTAACAATGTATAACAACCATTTAAAACAAAAACCAAAGAAAATAATGTTAAATATTTAAAGATTGTCCGATACATAATCTAACCTTCTTAATGATGCTTCATTATACTTGTATGGCTTAACACCAGGCGTTTCTAAAA